TGCGGTATTTAAATCCGTTTAATAACTTCTGCACTGCATTCAGTTGTGCCTGCGTCATAAACAAACAATCGTATGTTATTGCAGTACCTGTGCCGGCTGTAAAATCTCCACACACTACACGGCCGACAGTGATATCATCGGTTGCAAGCGTGGGTGTGTCATAGCAGTTTTCGGACAATTGCACCGTATTATCAAACCACTTGAATATTATCTTACCGGTGCGGTCACAGACGGCGAATCTGCCGTACAACCCTGCGATATGACCGATTATTTCACGACAGGTATAGCCTTCGGGTTTGTCTTTTACTGCTACTGCCGTAAGTTCCGAAGTGTCAAAGGACACGCCGCACTTTGTAGCGATCTCCGACAGTATTTTCAGTGTTGTGGACGGATATGTAAGGCTTGAAAAATAGCCTTTTTCCGTCTTTGCCATATTATCCTCAAGCGTTACCGACAACCGTTCTCCGCTTTTCTCAATCTTCTTTACCGCGAAAACTCCTTGCGGAGCGTATTCGCCGTTCACGCCGAAATACAACGTGCAAGTGCTTCCCTTTCTGACTGTCGCAGGAAGTACCGACAGCTCGACTTTGGCATTTGCAATAACAGTTCCGCCCGGTGCTATACTGTCACTGCACGATCCACCGGAATAGCTGACGCTGAACATATCGTTCACCGCTACACTACCGAAATCCAGCTTACAGCAGTAGACTGGTTCTGCACTGTTCAATGCCGTCTTAAACTCATCCGAAACATTTGTGTACAAGCTATCACCTACCTTTCTATCAGATTTATCGATACGCTCTTGTAATAATATCCGCTACCTGCGTACAGCTTGCCTGTGGCGGAAAGATCTGTACTGTAAGCGGTTATCTCCTTATACTCGCCGTCATAGTCAAATTTCACGGCGAAGTAATCGGGCTTGTTCTCAAACAGACTGCGCAGGCTCTTCACCTGCGCTTCTGTAAGAAAGGACCATTTAAGTTCTATCTTGTATTTCCAGCAAAGTATGCTTCCGACGGTTGTTCCTGCGGCATTTCTGCCGGTGTTGGGTTCCCACGTCTTACAGCGTGTGGCATTATAGCCGTCAACATCAGGTGACGGGAGCAGAACGCCCTTAACCCATATCAGATTTTTAGCCAAGTGCATTTACCCCCGTTCTGTAAGTATTCTCTTTGTTTAATTGCACCATCATTCTGAAGAACGTTTTACCGTCTATTTCGCTCTTAGCGATCAGGTTCATTCCTTTGAGATATTCAAGTATCTCACGAAGCAGAAGTACGACTTCAGTTATATCTCCGCCCTCGCCGATGAGATCTTTGAGTTTCGACAGTGGAGCAATTACTTCCGGATCTGTTCCTGCGTTGCGATTATCACCGACCATTGCCAGTGTGGGTGCGTAAGCAAGACCGCCCTTTGCAAGTTTAGGTATCAGCGGAGGATTTTCAGGCATAGAGAAATGCCAGTCCTGCCCGAAGAGGTCACCTATAGCACCGGCAACACCGCCGATAGCGTCAACTATACCCTTTACCACAGTATAGATACCCGTCCATAACATATTAACGCCATCAATTATCAGATTGATAACGCCCTTAATCACGCCCCAGATTGCGTCCCAGATACCGCCGAAAAAGTCGCATATTCCCTGCCATGCCTTATTCCAGTCACCTGAAAATGCTCCTGTGATGAAGTCAATCAGTCCGCCGAAAGTCTTAATGATACCGCCGATTATATCGCCAATAGCAGTAAATACTGTATCGAAAACGCCCTTAATCGCCGCCAGCACATTTTTGATTGTGGGCCCCAGCGTTTTCACGAACCAATCGACAAACGGTTTGAGAAAATTCCATACCGCTTTTACGCAATCTACAATTTTTGCGACAACGGCAACAACCTTTTCATAAATGGGCTTAATTGCGTTATCCCAGAGGGATTTTATAAGATCGCATATCCACTGTATAACGGGCTGAATCCACTCTTTATAGACTGTCAGCACTGTATCTCCGACCGATGTTATAAGCGACTGAATCGCTTCCATCATCGGCTCGCCGTACTGTGCCCATAACTTTGCCGATGTTGCCCACAAGTCGCTCCATACTCCCTGCAAGGTTGTCAATATCGGCATAACACCGGTTACAAAAACCTCGTCAAATATCGTCTTGACAGTTTCGAAAAGTGTTGTCATAACCTCTACGGTTGCCGTCCACTGATCTGTCAGCAACGGTAACACGGTTGTTATCATTGTGTTCAGCGAAGGGAAAATAACGTTATCCCACAGCTGACCGAACACAAGATTAAACGTATCTCCAAGCCCCGAAGCTATCGTTCCGATTGACTTAAACGCTGTCTGAAGCGCCGGAGTCAGATTATTTGTAAAATAATTCTTGAACGGCTCGGCAAGAGTTGCCATATCACTCCAAGCCTTGCCCATATTGCTTTTGAAGCCCTCTATAACGGGTGCGAATTTTTTGCCTATCTCCGCAAATATCGGAGCAAAATTTGTATCGAAATATTTTTTGACGTTTGCAAACTGCTTTTTCAGCAGAGCAAAGCCTTTTTTGATCTGCTCACGGATCTTATTTCCGATACCCTCGGCTGTCTTATCGCCCTCGCTGTCAAGTGCAGAGAGATCAGAGGAGGAACTGTCGCTCTCGTCCTTTGAAGCAACATTCATTTCATCAAAACTTGCAAGGAAGCGGCTGTTTTCCTTAGCCTTTTTTCCGACAGCTTCGACCTTTTTTGCCGCTTCAAGCGACTTTTTATACGTTGTGCCGAACAGCCCCGAAATAAAGCTCGCTATAGCTTTTGTCGCTGTGGCAAGTCCGGATGCCAATGTATTAAGCGCCGGCATGATAGCGTTTACTATAGGCGTAAACGCAACCTGAAGATTGCCCTTTATCTGCTTTACACTGTTGCCGAACTCCTCGTTTGCACCGATAGCGTCCGACATTACTGACTTTATGCCACGAAACGCCGCATAAAGCCCTGCCATAAGAAACGTAGATTTAAGTGCGGATTTGATACTTTTGCCAAGTCCGCCTATTGTCTTACCGAATCCACCGGCAGAAGTTTTTGCTTTGCCGAGCGATTTTTCAGCGGAAGCACCTACTTTTTTGACCGACTTTTCAAGGTTATCAACAGGTTTTTCTGCTCTTTTGAAATGGCTTGCAAAAGAGGAAGCCAGTTTTTTCACAGGAGCAATGACCGAGTTATTGACCGCCGTGCCTACCGTTTTCAGCGTGTTTTTTACCTTTGAAACAGGCTGTGTTATCTTGCTTGCCGCCTTATCGGCGGTTTCAAGCACCTGATTGATTTTTTCACGCCCCGAATCCAGTACAGCGGTAGTTTTTTCTACCGCACTCTGCACTTTTTCGTTTGATGCAGCAGCCTCTGTTACCGCTGTTTTAACCTGCAGCATTTTGTCTATCAGCATCGCTATGACAGGTAACGATTGCAGATTTATGTTGTTTGTGCTTTCAGGTATCTTGTTTACCGCTTCGGCAGCCTGCCGTGCGGCTTCGGCCAGCTTTTCGGCTTCTGCATCCGCCTGCATTGCCTTATCTATCTTGGCTTTTGTGGCTTCGGACTGCTGTTGCAGTTTCAGCATACTTGTTTCAACGGCGTTTATTTTTTCTATTATGGCATTGCCCTTTTCGCCTGTCATATCTTTATCAGACAATGCCGCCATTTCTCTGTTAAGCTGTTTCCACTTTTCCTGTGCAAGCTCTATCTTTTCGTTAGTCAGCTCAAGACTTTTGTTCAGACGGTCGATAGGCTCGGAAGGAATTTCAAAACTACCGACATCAATTTCGGGGAGTTCCTCTTTTTCTTTGGACTTCTTCTTATCACTTTTCGGCTGATAGTTGTTCACGAAATCCATAGCTTCTTTGCTATAACCGGGTCCGAACTCGTACTTGTTATTTATCGCTTTGCCAAGGCTTTCTGCTTCCTTTTCCGCTTCCTTTACAGGCTCGACAAGTGCCTTTTCCAGAGTTTCGGAAGCCTTTTCGGCACTTTCGGATATAGAGCTTTCAAGCGTCTTTCCTACCTCTTCGGCGGGCTTTTCGACCTTCTGCACAGCCTTTTCAACGCTCTGCGTCACGGTCTTTTCTACAACCTTGCCGACCTCCTCGACAGGCTTTACAGCCTTATCGGCGGCTTTTGCCACACTGTCGGTAAGTGCCTTTTCGGCGGTTTCACCGACCTTATCCCACTGTGCCTGTATGCTTTTCTGCAAAGCCGAAAGCTGTTTGTCAAGCTCTGCGTCTATTATCAGCGACAGACTGATAGTGCCTACTGACGCACCGTTTCCGTCAGCCATTTACTCACCTCCTCCGAATGCCTTTTTTATCATCATTTCAAGAGCCGCTATATCGCTCTGTATCTGTTTTGGAGTTTTCTCCGCAAGCTGTTTCTTCGCTCTGAATGCCGCCCACTCCCGCCGTATGCGGTTTTCATACGGTGAAAAGTGTTTGAGCATCTCCTTGTTATCCTCGCTTCGTATCCGCACTGTCTGACCGAGCGGAGTATCGTTCATTAATCCTGCCACCATACTAAGCCAGTCGGAATAGTGCAGATCGTCCTGCTCGGACGGCAGTATGTGATACTGTTTTGCTATCGACTGCCGTATCAGCTCACGGTCATACTCGACATCGTACCAGACTTCATTACTCGTGAAATCGCTCGGTATCTTCCTGTCCCGTCATGGCGGAAATAACTATCTCAGACAGCTTCTGATACGCCGCCCACGGCATATTCATTTCGCTTATCTCCTTAGCGGCGGCAGGCTCGAACGCCAGCTTGAACATCTCGTCGATCTTTTCAATATCCTTCTTGTCACCGTCATTGTAAAGTGCCATTACCTTCTTGACCGTCTTTTCACGATCGTCTACCTTGTAGACCTTTTCACCGATTCTGATTTCGGGAACGCCCACGAGTAACTTTTCATCAAGTGTGTACATCTTAGCCATTGTATTTATCTCCTTACTCTGCGTCTGTGAATGTGGGCTTGCCGTCTGACATAATATCAAATGCAAGAGGTGCGACCGCTGTGGAATCGCCCGATTCCCACTCGGTAACGTTTATAACGCACGGTATGGCCAGTGTTGCGCCGCTGGGGAACGTCCACACTACAGTTGTGTGGCTGTCTGCACCTGTTTTAAGTGCAAGTCCTGCAACATAATCGTTGCCTGCGTCACCGATGTTTCTCTTGCCGGATACGCTGACGGTCAGCGCCTTACCTGTTACAAGTCTTCTTGTCCAGCCTTCCTGATCAAACGGCTTCCATTCTTCAACATTGCCGTCAATGGAAACCGAAAAGCTCTCCATATCGGCAATAGTTACAAGATTCTCGGCTGTCGCACCTGTTCCGCCTGTCTTGTCAATCTTGAACTGATTTTCATATACGGGATATACTCCTGTTTTGTTTGCCATTGTTAATTACTCCTTTCGTAATAAACCGTCACATCTATAACGTACTCGCAGATACCTCTTTCATCTCTGCCTGCGTTATGCGCCTCACTGCAACTCAAAAAGCCGACCGTGTGTTCCCCGGCAGTGTAGCCGTGTACATCGGTCAGCTTATCAAGTATTTCGTTTGCCGCACTCTCGGCTGTTGTCGGATCATCCGTCCAGTGTATCAGTACGCTGATGTGCTTTTCAAGTGTTTTCGTGCAAGGCTTACCGCCTATGCTGATTTTCTTAGGATAGGTGTTTTTTGACGCATACACGCCGATACACTTATCCTGATTTGCGTCTATACAGCCTGCGTATACATTCTCTATGCCGAGAACATCAGCAAGCATATCGGCTGCTTCAAGTAACGTCATACGCCTGTTCTCCTCTTGAAATCATATATAAACGCATCACGGGCAAGGTCTTTCTTTTCCCCGCTTACATAAGGTTCAAACCACCCTGCCCCTGCGTTTGCGTTTTTACCCTGCTGGAAGTGATATTCGGGATGATAGTATAGTCGCCTTGCCTGAGGTACATCGTTGACAAGAGATATATGTACCTTCTCGTCAGAGGAAGAAAAGTCAACAACACTATTTTGGTCCTTATATCCCTGATATGGACCGTTACCGTTGACATAAGTACCGCCATTCTGTAAAACATACTGATCTGCTGGCAATGTCGCAGAACTTATGAGATCAGTTCTAACCTGTTCCATTGCTACCTCAGCACTTTCAATGACGGCTTTTTCAATCTTTGCTATAGCCGCCTTATCAAGCTTTACGGTTACTTTTATCACTATATCAGCTCCAGTCTTGTGTAATTTACCGTCCCGTCGGGGTTTTTAGCCTTTTCCGAGCCGTATATCTTGTACTCTCTGCCGCCTATCTCCACAGCCCCGTCAACTATCGGGCTGTCAGGCGCAATATCGCCATTAAATAGCGCCTCCCCCGACAGTGTGATAAGCTGTTTTTCTGCGGATAATTTCTGCCGTGCTTTTTCCGAATGGAAGCACTTGCCCTCAAATATAACCGCCCGCTTCTTCGAGCCGTCACGGTTAAGTCCGTCTGTACGATAAACGGTACAAGATGTTGTACAAACCCTTTCGGGTACAAGTTTCGGATATTTCATTATAACCCCCTGTAACAAAGCCCTGTCTGCAACAGCGTGTTATAAACCTGCCGTGTTGTAGTGACACCGCAGTAATTTATAACCTTCGAGCTGTCAAAGGACATTGACACACCGCTGATACTATAGGAGCTGAGCGGACTGTCAAGCAGGTCGGCATTGTCAAAAACAAATGCTGTCTGCTGTGACAGTGCCAGCCTTACCTTGCCCTGCTGAAACGCTGTCAGATTGTCGAATCCTATAGCTGTTATGCGGTTGAAGGTCAGTGTGTCGATGTCGCTCTCCACCCTGTTTTCAAGGGCGTTATACTGCTGTTCTGTTATTGCGCTGTCGGGGCATAAGGTCTGAAATTCCGCAAAAGTGAGGTACATTAAGCCTCACCCTTTTTTGTCTTTGCCGTCCTTACCTGAGCAAGCTCATCACGAAGCTTTGCTATCTCCGCCTGAGCCTTTTCAAATTCGGCATACGGCACGGTAGCCTGCGGAGAATGCTCCACAGCCCCGTTATCGCCGATGATGTCATAGCCCTGTGCAAGATATGACTTCTTCTCGGCTTCCGTAATGGTATACTGCTTGTTTGCCTTTACTGCTACCATAGTTACCTCCTTAGTATGTTACGACTATAGCCTTTGCGTTGCCGGGAGCGGTATTGAATGTTATCACACCCGATGACTTGTCATAGCTGTAGTCTGTTGTCGCTGTACCGTCCACAGTTACGCCGATGAGCTTTTCGGGCTTGTCGGTCACTGTAAATGTGGTCGTTGAGCCGTTACCTGTGAACGTCTGCGTCAGAGCAGACACATTCATAATACAGCCGTCAACAAACAGGTGATCTATCGCAAATGTACCGTTGTACTTGCGGTTCTGATAGAGGTAGTTGTCTGCCGTTCTGCTGTCAGAGCCGGGAGCAAACAGATGAATGTATGCGTACTTATCTCTTGACACCTGGCATTCGGGGTCAATGAGAATGTAGTTTATCTGCTTTGCGCCGACACCGGGCTTACAGCCGTCCGTGAAGTCGTACACGGTCTTGAAACGAGCGGAGGGAACTGTAACGATATTGCCTATATCGTCAACGGAATGGATAC